AGCAAGGCGTATGTCGATATGGTCATTTCTTCTTTGCCTCGTTGCGGGCCGAGATGGCCTTGGCTTTAGCCTTGGCGTCAGACTTGCTACTTGCGCCCCATGCTTGCAGTGATAGCAGCAATCGCGTGGGTTTTCCATCCTTATCGCGTTCAGGCCCGTCATTGCCGCTCATCCGCGCCAAGAATGATGCTCGGCGCGGATTATCCCCGGTCTTAACTGGGGGTTTGAGGTTCATTCCCTCGGCTTTGGCAGACGCCCGCCCAGCGGCATTCAGTCCGCCCTTGGGGTTCTTTCCCTCAGATCGTTGCCATGCGGGCGTCTTTGCCATTACTTTGGCTTCTTTGCAGTCTTGGCAGATGCCTTGAATGCAGCCGCAGTTGGAGCGCCCTTAGCGCCGGGCTTGCGCATCTTCTCATCCGATCCGGCCTTGATGCGGGCTTTCTTGGCGTGAATTGCAGCGTATAGACCGCCAGCCATTATTTCTTGCCCTTCATCATGCAGCTACCCATAGCCTTGCACTTAGCGGGGTTCGGGCAACCTTTGCACGGCGTGAACTTCGGAGTTGGTTTCTTCATTTTTTACGTCCTTTTGCTGCTTGTGAGAGTGCGATTGCAACAGCCTGCTTACGAGATGTAACAACAGGCGCTTTCTTTGGGCCTTTGGGGTCCATGCCGCTATGCAAAGTGCCAGACTTGTATTCGCCCATCACTTTGGCAATCTTGGTTTCGGCTTTAGTAGGCTTTTTCATTGCTGTTGCTCCCTGTTGGTTTGGACCATAGCCCAAATTTGCGTTATTTGCTACCCATTGATAGCAGACCCTGCGGGGGTTGCTGCTGGCCCCGCGCCATGGCTTCCTCAACGTCAACCGCGCTGACGCCCAACATAGCCGCTGCTCCAGCAATGCCATACTTGCGCACAATGCTGATTAGATTGTCGTCAAAGACAACGAAGTTGCGGGTTCCTGAAGCAGCCCCGCGTGATCCAGCATCGAAATATTTGATGCCGGGAATACCTGCTTGCGATAGTCCAATTCTCGCTGCCTCATCAACTCCACCGCCTTGGACCTTACTTTGGAAAAATCTTTCCGCTGCGTTTGCCGCCGACTCGCGCCGATAAATATCTTGGACAGCAGGATGCTCCCCAATATTGTTAGGAGCCTCTCTCTTAGCCAATTCATATGCTGCAATTTCTTCATCCGGCGTTGGCTTCGGCGTATAGCCAAATTGCTTTTTAACCTTTTGTCCTTGCGCGCTTAACGGTGCATCATAGTTAATGAAATCATCTGGGTTGGCATTGATGTTGACCTCATACATGGAGCCGGGGGGAATAACGTTGCGTATGTCAGCGCCGGACTTAAGGAAGTCCAAGGCTTCACGCATCTTGGCTGTTTGATCGGGCGACAGCGAAATCCTGCTCGGCAGGTTGCCGTTCAGTTGCTCAGTAAGCATCCGGACCGCACCAGCGCGCGACCCAGCGTCATTAAAATATGCCCTTGCAACGGTTTGCCCGCTTTCAAACGGGTCCGCCAACGCATCGCGGTAAGACTTCCCAATTGCTTCATTTTCCGCAGTATAAATCCCTGACCCGTAAGCCTGTGCGCCTTCGCCAGTTCCCAGCTTATCCATCCTCATCCGGCCAAGTGGGAAGTCTTGCAGCACCTCTGCACCAGCAGGAACGTCAGGCAGAACGTCAGGCCGGCCGACGATGTATTGCGTTGATCCGTCAGGCATCCGCACAAGACGCTCAGCTGCAAAGTTATGCGGCGAACCTTGGTAGGCCCGGATGCCAGTGCTTGCCTCGCCAACGTCACCCAACAGGTTGGCAAAGTTCGAACCCATCGTCGGCACAGCGCCGGGCTGGTTCATGCGCTCAACAAACCCACGGCCAACAGCGCGGGCGGTATCTCTCGCAGCAGTCACGGTAGGGGAGCCGCCCAGCAAACCTTCCATCAACGCTACAGCGGCAGGCGTCCCAGCGCGGACAGCAGCGCCTATAGGGGCCGTGACACCCGCAACCCCTGACAGCATCTCACCCAACGCGGTTACACGGTCCATTGCCGATGTATCGGGCGCAAACATGCGCTGAGACGCATCCATTGACTGGCCGATGCCTTCAACAGGGTTGAATGTCCGATTAAGAAGACCAAACTTATCAACCATGCGCCCAAGTTCTGGAATGCCAGAAAGCAAGCCTTGGGGGGCTTGTGGTTCACTTTGTGCCGGAGTTTGCCCCGCTACTTGGCGAACAGGATAAAGAAGCCCATCCGAGCGCTTTTCATACAGCACGTTGCCAATTACGCGGAGGTCTTCAATCGCCATAGATGCAGCTTTCGATGTGGGTTGCGGCACATTAGCACATCTGTAGGCATCACGCTAGGCAAACCCCTTTAAGTTCCGCTTGATTGGGGTGTTCCAATCATCATCCACGGGACGATAGCCCACGAACAAATAACGCAGGCTGTCAGCCGTGTGTGATGTGTGGTCATGCTTTGGCTTAGATCGCCATGTCTTTGACCGCTCATCCCAATCGCGCTGATACTGCCGCAGCGCTTCGATCAGGCGTGTTTGCCCCTCATGGATATACGTTCTAGCCAATCCATTCCGCACAGCCTGAATGCCGTCCTCAATCGGGATGTTTGGCGCGATTGTGATGTTGCGAATGCCCAAGCCTTCCAGTGTCTCAATCCTTGACACACCGCTGCCAAGCTCGCGCACACGGGCATCGTGGGGCAGTATGTGGGCCGTGTAGGTGTAAGGCTTGTCCGACAGCAGGCGGGCGTAATATGCCAGTCCTTGCCCGCTGTCCTCGATGTGGTCGATGATCCGCACCTCGTTGCCGACAAACTGGGCGAAGATGATGGATGTCGTGTCATCCATGCCCAAGTCCCACGATGTAACAACGCCCACTTGCGGTTCATGCAAAACGTTGCGAATGCGCTTGTCCGCAGTCATTTTCTTCATTTCTTGGCCGTAGTAAGCCCCGATGATAGCCGCCTCGAAGCTGCATTCAAACTCTTGATCGTAGCGGTCTGGGCCAATGGTCTTTAGCGCGTCATTAAGTTCGATCTGTGGGAGAACGCCTGTCTGCGATGCGGGAAGCACCAGCGAAAACCAATTCGGATCGCGTGTGGCCTTGTCGTAGATTTCCCAGAACTCGTTCTTGCCCTTGGGCGTTCCGATAAACGTGGCGCGGCCTTGCCTGTCTGCCAGCGCTGGGCGGATCACCGTGGGCCAAGCATTGGCGGGGAAGTCTGCGGGTTCATCCAGCACCACATCGTCAAAATACAGCCCGCGCATGGCGTCATAGTTGTCTGCGCCGAATAGCCTGATACGAGCGCCATTGGGGAAGTCTGCCCTAAGTTCGCTCTCGTTGTATGACATGCCGGGGATTGGCGCTGTGAAGTGCTTGATGTAATCCCAACTGATGGCCTTGGCCTGATTGTAGTATGGCGCAATGTAGCCGCAGCGAACACTCTCGCGCTTCGTTGTGATTGCCGATCTGATCAGGTCGTTGATTGCCCCGACTGTCTTGCCAAAGCGCCGATGGGCAACAATGCAAGCAAACCGCTCTGTGCGATTGTGGAACGACTGAAGCTGCTTGCGCGGCGCATACGGGATTTCAATTGTCGGCATTTTTCCACTGGATTGTCAGAGGGCCGCCATTGCTTGTCAGATCAACGTCATGCTTTTCGCGCCAGCCTGCACGGGTTTTCATCCAGAAAATCATGGCGGTCGTATCACCACCTTTGGCCTTGTTGAACAGCGCACCCCCTACCGAAGCGTTAGCCTGTGCCACAGCCTGATCTAGTTCGGTCCTGTAATACTTTGTCAGCGTTTTGACATCGATGCCAAGGATGTCTGCAATGATGACCTGTGTTGTGCCGATGGTTGCGTGTAACTTAACCAGTTGCCGACTCTCTTTGCTTGGCTCGTGCGGGTTCCGGCTCATGCTGCGATCCTCTTGGACGTAAGCGCGGCGAATGTTTCATCTGTGCCGTCTAGCGTTGCTTCCTGTCCAGTGAAGTCCTGCCAGCGCTTTACCGCCACATCGACGTAAGCGGGATTTAGTTCAACTGCATAACAACAACGGCCCGTTTGTTCCGCAGCAATAATTGTCGTGCCAGAACCGCTAAACGGCTCATACACGGCCTGCCCCTGCGAAGAATTGTTCTCAATAGGCTTTCTCATGCATTCCACGGGCTTTTGTGTAGAATGTCCCGTTTCAGATTTAGCTGGTTTGGCAATTTGCCAAAGCGTTGTCTGCTTTCGGTCGCCAGCGTAATGGCCTGTCTTGCCTCCACGCACGGCATACCAACACGGCTCGTGATGCCAGTGGTAATCTCCACGACCAATGGCAAAGTTTGATTTTGCCCAAATGATCTGCGACCGCATCTTAAAGTCGCAAGAAATTAAGCTGTCTGCCACGACGCCCGCAAACAAACCCGCATGCCAGACATAGGCAACGTCACCGGGGAACAGCGCCCAAGCCTCACGCCAATCGGCTTTGTCATCATTTAAGACTTTGCCTGTGGCTCTTCCGCCAACCGACGCTCCATTCGACCTTGTTGCTTTGTTACGCCAGTCTGCATCGTATTCCACGCCATACGGCGGATCGGTGACCATCAGATGCGGCTTCACTCCGTTAAGAACCTTTGTAACCGTATGCTCATCCGTTGACGACCCACACGCTATACGATGCCGCCCAAGCACCCAAACATCCCCCTCGACCGTCACGGGAACCACTGGCACCTCTGGCACGGCATCTTCGTCCGTCAAGCCAGTTATTGGTTCCGCCAACAGGTCGCCAATCTCGTCCAACTCAAAACCCGTCAGCGACAGGTCAAACCCATCTGCTTCCAAGTCTTGCAGTTCGATCTTCAGCATTTCGTTGTCCCACCCTGCATCAAGCGCCAAGCGGTTGTCTGCGATGACATAGGCCCGCTTCTGCGCCTCGCTGAGATGGCTTGCGTCAATCACTGGTAACTCTGACAGGCCCAGCTTCTGCGCTGCTAGGACGCGCCCATGCCCCGCCACTATGCCATTCATGCCATCGACAATGATTGGATTGAGAAAGCCAAATTCACGAATGCTGGCTGCAATCTTATCAACCTGTTGCGGTGAGTGTGTGCGGCTGTTTCGCGCATATGGGACCAAATTGGCCACAGACAGCTTTTTATAGTCTGGAAATTCATTTTTGCTTTTCATCGTAACATCGCCTTTCCGGTGCTTTCGCGTCCCGTATGCTGTGGTGCTTATTGTAGCGCATTGGCTGCGGAAAAGAAAGCCTCGCGCATCACGTTGATTTTGCTGCGTGATTTAGCGAAACCTTATCAAGCACTGATAACCCAAAGTCTGATCTTGGGTCAAACCACCATAGAGGCTTTTGGCTACCGTCTTTGTTCGCTGGGTTTCTGATGATGCTATGGACGCCTGTAGGTTCACTACGCACCCGTGCAATGGCCCCGATGCAGGCGTTCTTGGTCATGCCAACCAGATGTGCCGCGTCCTTGTGGCTTAGGCCCACGTTCTCGACGAGGTGCAGCGCCATGAGGATTTGTTCGTTTTTCTGGCGGTCTAGCGTTCCATGCATTGGATTTCTCCTGCCAGTGCCAAGTATCCATTTGCATCCACATATGAATCGACGTGATCTGGGTTGCCTTTGATGCGGGCAATTTTGAATAGCGTCATCATCATGGCAACGTCGAAGCCATTGACGGTGCATATCTCGCGCCCGTGCATCCACCACGACCAGAGGTCTGCGACGTTGTCGAAGTTGTCTTCTGCATCCCCGTGCGTGGCATCGCGGTCTTTGGTGATGTATTGGCTTGCGGTCTGTAAGATTTCTTCGCGGTTCATTTGATGTTTTCCTTGTAGCGGATAGCTGCTGCTTTCACTCGCTCTATCGTTGCTGGGTTGGTTGAGTTTATCAACCGCTTGAAGTGCGATGAACTGATGTTAAGCGCTCTAGCCGCTGCTGCCATTGTGGGGAAATGGAGGCCTTCGATGGTGACGGGTCGCTTTTTTGTTGTGCCTAGACCTACCATGTCCATGCGCCCACGGAACAGCGCTGAATAGATTGCGGCATCGGTTACGTTCATTGCTGCCGCAGCTGCGCGGACTGTGGGAAACCTTTGGCCGCGAATTTCCACAATCATTAAGACAAATCCTTTGGGCGTGGCGGGGGCCGTGGGCTGACGATGATCTGGCTAGTGTAAATACAACGCATCTCGGTGTGTTCCATGTCATGGGCTTTAGCCAAGGCTAGGGCTTCGTCCATCAGGTCGCCGCAAGTCATATAGGTAGGCACATTGTAGCCAGACTGTGACCCGTCGATCCATGTAATTAGTAAGATGGCTAGAAATTTCATTTCGTTTCTCCGATTAGGGCGAGGATGGCGTCACGAAATCTTGTGGGCATAAATTCGGGGCGCATCGCAGCCCCTGCGGCATAATAGTGAATAACTGCAACATCAGCAGCCTCGCGCAGCGCAGCTTCACGGATAGCGGCGGTGTCAACAGCGGGAATGGTGCGGATACGGTTTTGCAGCGTTATCACTGTTTCGCCCAAGGTAATTGCAGCCAGCGCATCATCGCGCTTGATCAGATCGTCACTCATTCTTTGGCCTCCAGTTCAGCCAGCACAATGCGGGCGCGATAGAACCGCAGCGCCTCCACCGCCTTGGTCAGCTTGGCTTCAATTTGTTCGATGCGGTCGGCCATTTGGTCAAATGTTGGCGGATCGTAAACATCTGGTGCGCTGCGGTGCGCTTTGATGCGATCCATAAGTGCGTCAGTCATTTCGTGTCTCCAATAGGGCTTCCAAAAATAGGGCTTCCAAATGCTTTAAGCGCTCTTCATGGTCCAGCATGATCTGATGCAGCCGCAACCAGTTTTGGGGTTCGTTGCCAAACTCAAAGCCAAGCTGGTGCTGGATGATGTTCATCTCATCTTGCATCTTGTATTTGTCGGGGTCTGGGGCGCGGTGTCCTATCAGCGCCTCCAGTTCATTGTTGTATTCCGCAATCATATCGGCGCGTGTCTTGCCACGCAGCTTATTAAACCAACTCATTCCCGTGTCTCCCATAGTTCTTTGATTTTTGCTTTGAGTGCATTGCGTTGGTTCTCGCGCCAAGTTGCAATGAAATCCCGTCTTGCCTCAACTGTCCTCAGTTCCATCGCGTATCGCGCAGCGCTGTCTAGTATTTCCTCATTACAGGCCTCGTTGTAGGCTTCCTTGCTGTTTATGCTTCGCAAGTAAGCCTCGCCTGTCCCTACTGGATCACCCACTTTCCAATCCCTCACAACATCACAGGCTTGCGGGCGATGTAAGCAAACTTGCCCGGACCCATTCTGCGCTGGTAAAGGATGCACTTGCCTTCGTTGTAAAGGTCCAGAGCATCGGCCTTGTGCTTTCCTGCGGCGTATTCACCGATGTGATAAACCACCTCGTCGCCGCGTTTCATTGACTCCAACATCGTGTGCAAAACGCCGCGCCTATCTTTAACAATGTTGTATTCCATGCGCTCGCTCAAAAGGGTAAATCCCCCTCAAAATCATCACGAGCATTTTGCTGCGGTTCTTGTTCGCTGCGTTCCTTTGTGCCGCCCATAAACGTTAGGTCTTGCACCGAAAGCGTCAGACGGCCTTTGCCTTCGTAAACATCCACGCCGGGGCGACCAGACACCACCAGCTTCGTGCCTTTGACGATGTGGCTGCTTAGGCTGTCAGCCCGCTTGCCCCAGATGCTGCATTGCACCCAAGTGCTTTCGCGCTTCTGGCCGTTCTTGTCTTTGCCGTTGTCGATGGCGATTGAGAAGCCCAGCACAGGGTCACCGCCCTGCGTGGTTCGCAGCTGGGCGTCCTTGCCTACGTTTCCGGCGATTGTCATGGTTAGCATTTTTCGCTTCCTTGTTGTTGATGGTTCCAGCCCCGCAGGGCTGGTCACTAATGTTCATGCAGCGCTGGGCTGCGATGTTTTGCTGCGCTCCCAAGTTTCAATGTCTGACAAACGCCAGCGCGTGCAGCCGGGTGTCAGCTTGAAGGGCTTTGGGAATGTTGGGTCCGTTTTCATCCAACGGCGCGGCGTCAAATGGTGAACGTTGAAGCGCTCGCCAATTTGGCGATCAGATAGATAGGTTTCTCGTATTTTCGAGGTCATGTGAACATCCTAGGTTCTAGAAAGTTTGGCGGGATTGCCAAACCTTGTTCTTTTCTTCTGAATTTACCCTAAGGTTGTTGCAATGCGCCGTCAACAACTTTCTTGCATTTGGCGCAATTATTTTCATTCCATCCGCTTCACGCCAAAGCCAACGTCCCGCATGATTTCCGCAGCCCGGTCTGCTGTCAGGCGTTCACGCGGTTCTGGCTTATGCTCTGCGCCGCGCTGCTTCATCTCCAGCACCTTAGACGCTGATGCTACGCCGTCCATCTCAACCCTACACCGAGCCACGATGTCACCCTCTAGCGGGCGTTTCCGGCGGTCTGTGTTGGCATCTGACTTCCACCAGCGCACGGCGCGTTCAATGGCCCACTGAGGAAAGC